TGTCCGTTAGATCAAAAACAATTTTCTTATAAGTCTTTCTGATTTTCTCGCATACAGTTTCCTGACCAGATTCAATCTGTTGCCAATACTCAAGGATCGGATTATAATCAGCCGAATACTTCTTCACACATCATCACGCCCATTGACAAAATCATTAAACCCATCATCCTTCGTTTCTGCTACTTGTTTTGGTAAAAGGTCGGATAACTGTTTGCGAGAAAATCAGAAAGACTTATAAGAAAATTGTTTTTGATCTAACGGACACAACAAGCGAATTTTACTATAGCTCGACCAGGGCAAATCATATTCTTGAGTTTGCAGAAAACTACTGTCGGCATAGCAAGGGGAAGTTTGGTGGGAAACAAGTCGTTTTAGAGTTATGGGAAAAATCATTGCTGGCTACCATTTTCGGGTTTATTGATATCGAAGGATATAGAAAATACCGAAAAGCAATTCTTATTGTCGGAAAGAAAAACGGGAAATCTCTGATTTCCTCTATAGTCGGTTTGTATATGCTGATCGGAGATGGCGAGCCAGGACCTGAAGTATATGCGGTCGCAACGAAGAGAGACCAGGCGAAGATTATATGGCAGGAAGCCAAGCGAATGGTCAGGAAATCACCGTCATTGTTGAAGCGTATTAAGACATTGGTTGCAGAACTTAGCAGTGAACTTTTCAACGATGGCACATTTAAGCCACTGGCTAGCGACAGCGACACACTCGACGGTCTGAATGTACACTGTGTTCTGATGGATGAGTTTCATCAATGGAAAAACGGAAAGCCACTTTATAACATAATGGCTGATGGAGGATCGGCACGGGAACAACCGCTCATTTTTATGACATCGACAGCAGGAACTATCCGTGAAGATATTTACGATGAAGAATATGATGACATCGAGCGGATTATCAATGGATATTTCGATGATAACGGTTATAAAGACGATCGAACGATTGCTTTGGTATATGAGCTGGATAATCGTAAAGAATGGATTGATCCAGCGTGCTGGAGAAAGGCGAATCCAGGACTCGGAACTATAAAAAACGAAAAGACGCTTGCGGAAAAAGTACAGAAAGCAATGAAGAATCCAAATCTCGTAAAGAATTTGGTTTGCAAGGAATTCAACATCCGTGAGACATCTGTAGAGGCGTGGTTACCGTTTGAAACAATACTCAACACTAATACATATGACATAAAGGCCTTAAAGCCTAGATATGGTATCGGTGGATGTGACCTTTCTGCGACAACAGACTTAACAGCCGCAAAGGTTATTTTTATGTCACCAGGCGATGGATGTATTTATGTGCTTTCGATGTATTGGCTACCGGAAGACTTGATTGAAAAGAGAGTCAATGAGGACAAGATTCCATATGATAAGTGGCGAGATCAAGGATTATTACGAACATGCCCTGGTAATTCGGTTCATGCCAAATATGTGACTGAATGGTTTTTAGAAGTCATGAACGAAATGGATGTGTATATCCCATGGGTTGGTTATGATTCGTGGTCTGCCAAGTATTGGGTTGAGGAAATGAAGGGCCATTTTGGTGAAGCTTCCATGATCCCTGTTATACAAGGTAAAAAGACTCTTTCAAGCCCGATGAAGAAACTGGCAGTAGACCTTGAAAGTAAACTGGTCATATACAACAACAATCCAATTGATAAGTGGTGCTTATCGAATACATCTGTCGATGTGGACAAGAATGATAACATCCAACCAGTAAAGACCAGCAACCAACGCAGACGTATTGACGGATCGGCAGCGCTAATTAATGCGTATGTAGTGTTACAAGATAAAATAGTGGAATACCAAAACATGATTTGAGGTGAGATGGCGGTGGGATTGTTTCAAAAGATATTCAAAAATGAATTACAACCGAATCTTGGATATCGATATCAGTTGATTGTTGACAAGGGTAATGGATTCTATTCATGGAATGGGAAATCATATCAATCTGATATTGTCAGGGCTTGCATTCGACCAAAAGCCAGAGCTATCGGGAAATTGGTTGCAAAACATATCCGTGATGGAAAAGACGGACCAATAATTAACCCAGAACCCTATATTCGTTTCTTACTAGAAGAGCCAAACCCATACATGACAGGCCAGATGATGCAAGAAAAACTTGCCACACAACTGATGCTAAATAACAATGCATACGCATGGATTTTCCGTGATGAAAATGGATATGCGACACAAATTTATCCGGTTTCCTGTTCGAGCGTGGAGGTCGTATATTCCAGTAATGGGGATATGCAATTTAAGTTTACATTACTCAATGGAAAAGTAAAAACTGCAAATTATGCAGATGTAATCCATTTACGGCGTGATTTTAATGAAAATGATGTGTTCGGTGATAACCCATCCACAGTCATCACATCCCTTATGGACATTGTGACAACGACTGATCAAGGGATTATCAAAGCAATAAGAAATTCGGCGGTTGTTCGGTGGATTATGATGTTCAAAAGTACGATTCGACCGGAAGATAAAACTCTAAAGGTTAAGGATTTTGCTGAAAGTTACATGGATATCGATAATTCTGCTGGGGTTGCGACATCAGACCCGACGTATGATCTGAAAGAGGTCACACCGCAGAATTATGTACCAAATGCCGCACAAATTGATAAAACGATGCAGCGCATTTTCAATTTTTTCAATACGAACGAAAAAATACTTCAGAGCAAATGGGGAGAGGATGACTGGAACGCATATTACGAAGCGGAGATAGAGCCGGATGCCATGCAAATGTCAGGAGAATATACTAGGAAGCTTTTTAGCCGAAAAGAGCGTGGATTTGGTAATCAGATCATATTCGTGGCTTTAAACTTGCAGTATGCGTCCATGAATACGAAACTGCAACTTATGCAAATGGTTGATCGCGGAGCCATGACACCCAATGAGTGGAGAACAGTTCTTAATATGGGACCAATAGAAGGCGGCGATAAACCTATACGCCGCCTTGATACAGCAGTTGTTCAGGGAGGAGGTGCGAAGTAGTGGCAAAGATAAAGATCAAGGGAGTTATTGTGTCGAATGATGACAAGTGGGTCTATGATTGGTTCGGTATTGAGTCAGTGAGCCCGGGCGATGTGGTAGCACAAATTGATCAATCATTAGGAGAAGACATTGAGGTTGAAATCAATAGTGGTGGTGGGGATGTGTACTCAGGATCAGAAATTTACACGGCGCTGAAGGCTTATAAGGGAAACGTTATAACTCAGATTGTCGGTATTGCAGCTAGTGCAGCGAGTGTCGTTGCTATGGCGGGTAAGAAGGTATCCATATCCCCAACAGCGCAGATTATGATCCATAATGTATCGTCAATGGGCTCTGGAGATTATCGTGATTTTGAGCATGAAGCAAAGGTCCTTAAAAACTTCAATGTATCTATCGCTAACGCATACATACTGAAAACCGGAATGAAACAAAAAGATCTTCTGGATATGATGAACAAGGAAACCTGGTTAAATGCTCAACAGGCATTAGAACTCCATTTTGCAGATGAGATCATGTTTAATGAATCTCGACTTGTTGCAGGTATTTATCAAGGGATGATTCCGCAGGAAGTCATTGCCAAAATGAAATCACAGAAAATCAATGAAAAAAACGACGAAGCAAAATTGGCCTCGGCCAAGTTGAAATTGCTATTTTTGAAAGGGGCAAATTAACATGAAAAAAAAGGAATATCTAGAAAAAAGAAATGCTCTTCTTTCAGCAGCCGAGAGCTTGCTGGGAGAGGGTAAAACCACAGATGCCAATGTAAAAATGGAAGAGATCAAAACTCTTGATGATTCTTTCCAAGAGATCGCAAAGGCACAGGCGAACATTAATGCCTTGAAAGACACTGTTTACAAAGGTGGGATTGATGGGAACCATATCGCAGCACCAGGACAGGAACTGGAGGATAAATACAACTCTGTTGAGTACCGCAAGGCATTCATGTCTTTCGTTACCAAGGGAACACCGATTCCTTCCGAGTTCAGAAACTCAGACGAAAGTACCGCGACCACAGATGTAGCCAGTGTTATACCAGAAGTTGTAGTTAATCGTGTCATCGAAACAATGGAAAAGATCGGGATGATTCTTCCATTGGTCAACAAGACTGCGTTTGCTGCTGGAGTGAAAATCCCGACATCGGCCGTTAAACCTGTCGCCACATGGGTCAATGAGGGAGCGTCCAGCGACAGACAGAAAAAGACAACCAGTTACATCAGCTTTACACACTACAAATTACGCTGTGAAATATCCATGTCAATGGAAACCAGCGTTATGGCCCTCAGCGCGTTTGAAGCTTCTTTTGTTCGCCAGGTATCTGAAGCAATGGTTAAGGCACTTGAGACAAAAATCATATCCACTGCTGATGGTTCAACTTCCATGAAGGGAATCCTCGGAGAAACCCCAACGACTGGACAAGCCTTGACAGCAACAAAACAAACATATGACGGCCTTATTGCTGCTGAAGCCGCACTTCCGGAAGAATACGAAGGAAACGCCGCATACTGCATGACAAAGAAAACGTTCATGGGCTATGTTGGAATGACAGATGCAAATGGGCAACCGATCGCAAGAGTGAACTATGGGATTGGTGGAAAGCCCGAGCGTACACTGCTTGGAAGACCAGTTGTGTTGGCAGGATCGTACATGAGCAGTTTCAGTTCAACACTAGCCGCCGGTACTATTTTTGCTTTCATATTCAATTTCAGTGACTATACGGTTAACACTGTATATGACATGGGAATTCAGCGCAAGCAGGACTGGGACACCGAAGATATGCTGACAAAAGCAGTCATGGCAGCCGATGGAAAGGTTACCGACAAGGGATCACTTGTTACCATCGCAAAGGAGTAAGGAGGACTGACTATGTATGATTTCAAACCTAGCGAAGGCCAGAGCATAGGATCAGATGCGGAGGGCGTAGGTGTAGACCGCGCCTTCCTTGCTCATTTTCAGATAGTAGCTGAGAAGGCTACAGTAGCCAGTACCACCGGTATTCATGCCGCAGTAACAGACACTGGAGCACAACAAGTTGTTACTACAGGCATTACACAACCATCGGTACCTAGAAACGTCACAGCAACAGCCGGAGGCACCGCTGGAGACATTAAGGCGATTCAGGTTATTGTTGCAGGAACAAACTATGCGGGAGAAGCGATTACGGAAACACTCCCAGCGTTTACGGTTGACACGGCAGGTAGTGTTACTGGGTCAAAAGCATTTAAAACAATCACCAGTATTACAATTCCTGCACACGATGGTACCGGAGCCACTACTGCAATAGGTTTTGGAGAGAAGTTGGGTCTGCCGTATAAGTTAGCACACAACACCGTGTTATCAGCGTATCTTGACAATGCGAAAGAAGGTACTGCTCCAACTGTAACTATTTCAACAACTGCAATCGAGTCTAATACCATCGACCTGAATAGCGCTCTGGCCTCAAAGGTTGTTGACGCTTACTTGATGGTGTAAAGGGGGGCTGACAGTGGCCCTTCTGGATGACGTTAAAACTGTGCTGCGGGTCACAACGACAGCACTTGATACGGAAATCAATGATCTGATTGATACAGCAAAGGCCGATCTTGGTCTTGCTGGTGTCGTCAGTGAAAAAATCCTTGACACTTATCCGCTTATAAAACGGGCAATCAATGTTTATTGTAAAGCTAACTTCGGATGGGGTAATCCAGACTCGGAAAAGCTGATGAAGTCGTATGAAATGATAAAGGGTCAGTTGTCATTGTCGTCAGAATATGCTTATTATGCAATTACTATTATGGTAACGGACAGTATAACTGAAGAACCTATAAGGATGGCGTTGGTCACTCTGGATGGTATCACCGCATATACGAATGAGCATGGGCAGGTTGTTTTTTATCTCAGGGAACCAAAAAATCTTGTCTATACTATATCGTGTAACGGGTACATTTCATCAGAAGATGAATACCTTGATGCTGCAGCAAGCCAGATAATTGAAATTGCTCTGGTCGCGGGGTGATAAGATGCTATTTAAAGAAGTGCTGTACTTGGTGACAGAGATCGTCACTGTGAATGATGTTGGGAATAGCATATCATCACAAACAAAGCGTATAGTATTCGCTGATAAGCAATCTATCCGGCAAAATGAATTTTATCAAGCGCAAGCCACTGGATTACGACCAGAATTGATGTTTGTCATTAGGTCTTCCGATTATGCTAATGAGCAAGTGATTGAATACAACGGCAAGCAGTATAACATTACTAGATTCTATGACAAAGGGCAAGATTTCACTGAATTGATATGCCAGGGAATGACAGGTGGAAAGTAACATGGCTAAAATGACATATGAGTCCCGCATTGAACTGGCTAAACAAAAAATACGTGAAAAGCCTGAAAAAGCACTACAGGCGATTGGAAAGTTTCTTGTCAAAGAAATTAAGCTTGCAACACCAAAAGGATTTGGTACACGGAAGATCACACGTGCAGATGGAACGGTTGTCACAGTGAAACCAGGTAGACTACGGAGCAGCTTTTCATATTGGTACAGGAAAAAAGAAGGTGATCTCCAAGTTGGGAGCAAGGCGTTTTATGCGTCTTTTTTTGAACTAGGAACATCAAAGCAAAGCAAGACACCTTTCTTTCTTCCCACAGTTGAAAAGAATGTAGGAGTCATCCAAGAAATGATCGCAGAAGCGTTGAAGGAGTTGACGAACGAACAATGAATATGGTGGAGTTGCAAAAATCAATAAGATCGCTCTTGTTGACAAAAACATCAAGGGTGTATTTGGACAAAGCACCACCAAGCGCGGTGTATCCTTATGTTGTTTGTGGTTACCCTTCATCGTTTGTATCTGATCCGGGCGAGAGAGTTTCGCTTGAAATAGACGTGTGGGATAAATCTGATGACACAATATTGGCAGATAATCTGGTTGACAGCATTATTGGCGATGGGTCAACAAATAACCCAACAGGCATAAATCGAAAGAGTATTTATTCATCCGGAACAGTCGCAGCAACTGCTTATTTTGACAGCAGACAAACGGTGGTTGATGAAGACGAGAGGATCGTAAGAAGACAAGTCCGGTTTATTTTACAATGCTATTGAAAGGAGGAACATGACGAATGGCGGGTGTAGCCAATATTATTCTTGGTGATGGTGTATTCTCTATAGGTTCCACAAACATAGCTCTTACAAGGGGCGGCGGTAAGTTTATTGTTGAACGTGAGTATAGGTTGATTGAAGCAGATGGAGACTATGGACCTATTAAAGGCCGTATCCGTAAAACAAAGTCTATCGCCAAACTTGAAATGAACGCCCTTGAGATACTACCAGCCAATATACCGATGATGTATCCAGCGCTTGACGAAGATACCACAACTACTCCTGGGACATCGGTCATAGCCGCCGCTACCGATGTAGTTGACGCTGATTACAACACAACAGTTAAATGGACAGGCAAGACAAAGGCAGGAAAAGCGGTTGTTATTACCCTTGAAAATGCAATCAATCTTGAAAACATTGACTGGACGTTGGCTGACAAGGATGAAATCATCCCTAAATTAACCTTCACGGCAGCATATCTTGATACGGCACGAACGACAGAACCATGGAAGATCCAATACGCTACTACATAAGAGGGGCCAAGAGGCCTCTCTTCTTTTCTAAATAAGGAGATTTATATGAATATTAGGGGATTAAAAACATCAGACATTTTCAAAATGAGTAAAATACTTAAAAAAATGAGTTTAAAAATAGACACAGAAGGAAAAACACAGGAACAGGTTGGCGCAGAAATTATCATGAGCGCATTTGAAAACCTTTACATGGCGCAGGATGATGTCAATGAGTTCATGGGAGATTTGGTAGGATTAAGTGCTAAAGAGTTTAATGAGCTTCCAATAGAAAACTCAGTTAAGATAATTCAACAGTTTAAAAACATTCCTGGTATCACTGGTTTTTTCAAAGCAGCAGGAGTATCGATGAAATAGCAATTCTCGACCTCCTGCTATCCAGGTACAGCAATATTGATTATGTCATGAACTTGCCAGTTAATACGGGTATTTTATTAATTAACAAGGCAGTTGAACAGCAGAACAGAGATGAAATGTGGTCTATCTGGATTGCGAAATATCAACACATGGACAAGGATAATTACATCGCATTTGACGACTTTTGGAAGCCGGTTGTGATCAGCCGACGGTCAACTGCTGAAATCCTGCGAGAAGCTGAAGAAATAAGGGCGAGGATCGAGGTGGAATAATTGGAGATTTTCAGATTGTTTGGATCGGTGTTCCTTAAATCCGATGAAGCAGACAAAGGGTTGGATAGCATAGATAAAAAAGCTGAAGGCGTCGGCGGGAAACTCGGGAGCATGATTGGAACAGCCGCAAAGGTTGGTGTAGGAGTTGCTGTTGGTGTAGCTGGGGCAGCAACAGCAATGTTTGGTTTAGCACAAAAGACATCCGATGCAGCGAGTCGGATATCAGACATGTCTCAAAAACTCGGGATGACAAACGAGTCGTTTCAAGAATGGGATTTCATTCTTGCACAAAGCGGAACATCGGTTGATTCCATGCAAGCTGGCATGAAAAAACTAACAAACCAATTCGATGATTTGGGGAATGGCGGGAAAACTGCGACTGATGCTTTTGGCGCATTGGGGCTCACCTATGAAGACCTTCAGGGCAAAACGCAAGAAGAAATATTTTCAACCACAATAACGGCGCTACAAGGGATTGAGGACACCACAAAAAGGGCGGCAATAGCCAATGACTTATTGGGTAAATCGGGATCAGAATTAGCCCCACTATTAAATGCTGGTGCTGGTGCGGTTGATGATTTAAAAACAAAAGCGCACGAACTTGGCATTATCATGTCAGATGATGCGGTTAATTCAGGCGAAGAATTTGGCGATACTATGGATCAGTTAAAAGCAACTCTTGGTGGACTGTTTAACCAGGCGTTAGCGCCATTGTTGCCAGTAATAAATGATCTAGCGCAAAAGTTTATACAGTTGTTACCGCCGCTTATGAGCATTATACAACCTTTAATAGAAAAACTTGTCCCTGTTATTTCAAGATTAGCTGAAGCGTTGTTGCCTCCATTTATGAGGATTCTTGAAGCTTTAATGCCTGTACTTGATCCATTGATCGACTTGTTTTTGATGTTAGTCGATACAGCATTAATGCCATTAATAGATCTTTTTGCGCAATTAATAGAAGTACTATTACCTCCAATGACAGAACTGTTAATTGCTTTGATGCCCGTTATTAAACCTATACTTGAAATATTCGGTGAATTGGCAAAGATTGTACTTCCGCTATTGGTCGAAGTGATTCAGTTTATTGTCGATACCATTGTACCATTATTAACAACAGCTTTTGAAAAACTTGGGCCAGTTCTTGATAATCTATCAGAAAAATTCAAAACAATATTCGATGGGATCAAAGGGATCGTTAAAGGCGCGGTAAACTTCTTGATTGATGGCGTGAACCTATTGATCCGTGGACTTAACAAGATTCATTTCAGCCTCCCTGATTGGATACCTGGTGTTGGAGGAAAGTCTTTCGGAATAAATATCGGCGAGATCCCGAAACTAAATATAGGGACTAATTATGTTCCAAATGACATGATTGCTATGCTGCATAAGGGTGAGGCTGTTGTGCCAAAAGCATATAACCCATCAGCGGGTGGACAAGCCCAGATTGTTTTTGAACGTGGCGCATTTGATGGGGCATACATGATGGACGATTATGGGGTAGACAAGGTAATGGACCGTATCATCACAAGATTACGTGGAATGGGGTTGAGTCCTGGATGAGGGATTTAAAGATATCTGGCGTATCAGTCACATTTGTCAGCAATTGGGGTATATCGGACAAGATTAATTCCCGATCAACGGCACAATTTACGGTGCTAGATATTAAAACTTTACCGGGAATTGATGCCGGTGACAGCGTAGCATTGTACAGTGATAGTGTACTTATCTTTTCCGGGATTGTGACATCGCTTAGTCGGTATGAGGATGTTCCAGGCGAACTGCATTACAATATTAGCGTATCAGACAATTGTGCAAGGGCAGATAAAAGAATCATCGCAGATGTCATTGAGCACGCAAATTTGCGAGAAATCATCAATAACTATATACTCCCTATACTGGCTGAAGAAGGGGTGACATTAGGAGATATTGCACAAGGTCCGACAATTTCAAAGGCCGTTTTCCGATACGTAAAGGTATCGGATGCTTTGGATCATCTCATGAAAATCACCGGATACAATTGGAACATTAACAAAAATAATCAATTGAATGTTTTTGACAGGTCAGAATATATCGCTCCTTGGACTCTTGATGATACTGTCCAACACAAAAATTTTGTACAAAACGCATCAATGAATCAGTATAGAAATACTCAGTATGTTCTTGGTGGAACGGGTAAAACATCACAACAATCATCTGAGGTTCCAACGCCCAAACCGGATGGAGTTTCACGAAAGTTTATTACCCGGTATCCTTTAGCAGAAAAACCGATAATTACAATCAACGGTGCTTCCATTGACTCATCAGAAATTGGCGTTAATGGACTCGACAAGGATAGACGATGGTATTTCTCTTATAACTCCAATGTAATCACACAGGATAATTCTGAGACGGTGTTAATTGACACAGATAGCATTAGCGTGACCTATTATGGGCTTTATCCTATTAGGGCAGTTGTTGATAATCAAGATGAAATTGACACGCGTCAGACAGCTGAACCAGGTACATCGGGTGTATATGAATGGGCAACAACTGAAACAAGCCTAACAACTGTTCAACAAGCCGTTGAATATGGAAACGGTTTAGTTACAAAGTATGGAACGGTACCAGATAAAATCACATTCAACACTGAAGTCCCAGGGCTTATTGCTGGGATGCTTTTGCCAATTGTCAAGCCTAGATATGGAATCAATGACAGTTACTTGATTGATTCCATAAGCATAAGACCTATTGCAGACGGAATTGTGTATTCTGTGACCGCGCTTGATGGTGCCTCCCTTGGCGGTTGGGAGATGTATTTCAAGGAATTAATCAATGGCAAATCTACAAACGTTAGCACATCAGACAATGATGTGCTTGTTGTAGCAAAAAGATTGCGGTCATCCATAACATCATATACGCCAGCACAATGCGGAGATGGCACACAATGCGGGGATGGTACAGTTTGTGCTGGTGGAAAATCGGGTGCGATATCTCAGTTTTTATCGGGAATAAATTATGGCGCTGTTGGTACTGGGTCATCTCCAACGATAGGTGATACCGGAATAGATGCTGAGGTTAATCGACAAGTGACGACACTTTCCAACCAGCAGGGCGATAAAGTCTTGATAGATGTTTTCTTCGACCAGGATGATGGAAACGGGAGTACGTTGACTAATGCTGCAGTGTTGCTCGGCGGGACAAGCTCAAGCGGTACCGGTACTGTAATTGCAGGTGGCGCAATTAATGTTGTAAAGAACAGCGGCAAAACATTGACATTGTCAGCAGAGATTACGGTAACAGAATCACCTTTGTTTGTAGAGATTGACGGTGACACAGAGATTGATGGCGACACCGAACTTTGGTAGGAGGAATCACAAATGATTGGAGATTATTCACAGGTTAATTGGGTTGATAGAGTTGATGGCGTATCGCCAGGAACAGAGATAAACGCGGCTAACCTTGGTAATATGGATGACAAAATAAAAGAGTTAGATACATCTACGGCCTCTTTGGCGAAGTATCCAACAGCAGGAGGAACAGGCACAGCAATAACCGTAACCGTTCCCCATTTTGGTAACACTGACAGTGAATCATTTACATTTATAGCCTCTGCTCCTAATGCAGGAGCCGCCACAACAATAGCTGTAAATGGCGGTACTGCGTATTCTGCATACAAACCAAATACTACAAATGCCCCAAATATCATAAGCGGTAAAGCCTATACATTCTGGAAATCAGGTATAAGTTTTTTTGTTAAAGCCAGTGCTGAGGGTGATGCAATTGCTTCGCAAGTGCTGGCAACAAAGATTTTCAGCACAGATACAGACACGGGCATTGCTGGAACTATGCCAAACAGGGCAGGAGATAATGTTTGTTTATCGAGTAGCGTCACTGGAACAACCTTAAAAATTGTACCACCAGAAGGATATTACGATGGGGTGGATGATGCGGCAACGATTACTGATCCGGATCTTGTGCCAGCTAATATAAAAGGAAATGTTAATATGCTCGGTGTCACTGGCACACTGCCATTAATACCATCAGGTAGCACACGTCAGATTAGTGAATCTGATAACGGGAACATAGGCGGCAGTGCCACTTATGTTTTAGTATGTACATTTACAATGGCAGCCGGAACTGGCGGTAACTATACAATGTACTTTAATGTGTATTCTGAGGGAGGTATAGGGACTTCAACGTATAGCATTAGAAAAAACGGTGTTGAAATCGATACATTTTTGGCAGGGATATATCCGTCTGGATACACAAATCATGTTATAGCATTATCACAAGGGTTATCAACAGGGGATGTAATAACGGTATACGGGAAAGTGTACAACGGAGCAGGAGGACAAATAAGTGCCTGTTATTTTTGCGCAGGGAATGTTGCCACATAAGGAGGTTCTATGGAGATTATTAAATTCACTACAGATGATGAAAAACAAGAGATAGTATTGCAAAAACAAGCATTAGGGCTACATATGGTTGCTGAGTACCAAATTCCAGAAGGTAAATTCGTGTGGTTTGACCAGACACCGAATCCGACACAAATAACGATTGACCAAAGGCTTGAAAGCATTGAAGATACCCAAGACCTAATCCTTTTGAAACTGGAGGGGATCATCTAATGGCAAAACTAACAGAAAAGCAAGAGCTATATACTGGAAAACTTGAACGGCTTATCGGTAAGGGCTTAATTGGGGTAGATGACATTAAAGACACTACCCTGAAAGCGGAAACTGATAAGCGGATTAAGGCAAAGAATAATTTATAAAAGGTTTATTAGACGAAAGATCGGGGTGGTTAAATGTTTACATTTACATTAGGGCTTTTGGGCATAATGCATCGGGTTGTCCAATCTGCCACTGGCTGGGTGCTGACCACTTTGGGCATATGGGATGATTCTGGGGTATGGGATGATACGAAAACATGGACGGAGGTGTAGTTAATGTCGAATCAGATGTTAAACAATGGAGATACCGGGTTACAAATAAGGACCAAAATCAATGAAATGTTTACAGAATTATATGATCAAGGGATAATGATTAATTCAGATCATGTATTTGCAGACAACACAGCTAGAGATGCTTATTTTACAGCGAATCCAACGGAAAAAACTGACGGGGTTTTAATATCGGTCGGGATTGGGTTTCAGCAATGGGATGCCGATACAACCGCATGGATTGACAAAACGGCTATTATTAGCGGTGATGCCATTTCATTTGTTGATAGTGCATCTATAAATTTCACATATGACCCAGAGACAGGTAACCTTACGGGTGCTGTTATTGATAATTCAAGTACTCAAAAAGTGCAATTACTTAATAATGGAACGCTAATCGGGACACGAAAATCTGTTAATCTAATCCCCGGCACAAATGTCACCATGACAATTGCAGATGACGTTGCAAATGATCGGGTTAATGTAACTGTCAATGCATCAGGCGGTGGGGGAGGGGCATTATATCCAGCTATCCCAGTTGGGTCAGCGGTTAAAAGCGGAAACATTGAAGCTGTGATTTCATCAATCGACTACACAACGGACGTCATTAGTTGTGCAACATCGGACTTGTCTGGGGTGTCGGTTGGGATGAGGGTGTATACAACGCTTAACACGGATGTTAGTAATACATATCTTCCAAATGTACTCCCTTACGGGTTTGGGCATTCCACAAGAAACTATGTTATCGCAGTCGATCCAGTTGCAAAAACCATGCAGGTATCTGCCGCCGCAGGTGGTGCATCGATAGATTTCACAGTAAACGCTAATGTTGATTTTACAAAGTTTCATATGGAAGTGACACCAAACACAGCAGCGGATTCGCTTGAAGTTACTGGACTATCCCCTAAGAAAAGATATCGTGCGGTCTATGTAGGTAAGATCGCAGCATCTCAAAGTGTCTTTTTATCGCCAACGACATGGATTGATGAATCAACATGGTCAACAAGCGCAAGCTGGGGAAGAATCCCCGGCACATACGATGGTACTGTCGGGGCATTTGGAGAAGCAACTTTCTGGACAGACGAAAGTGGGTCATATGCGACCTCTCGCAGTATAGTCGTTAAACATAATAATGCAACAGGGCATACAAAGACTGATACTATTGTTAACGGGCTTTCGTTTGCTCATAATGACACAGCATTTACTGCGATTAAGGTGCAAGTCAATAATGATAAATTTATGAATGGATCAAAATTACTGGTCTATGAAGCAACCGATTAATTAGGAGGGTATATGAGCGCAACGGCAAGATTTTTAAGACCGCTATTAACCAATGATAGCGTTGATTTAACGCATCTCAAACAAAATGTATTAAACTATTTAAAAACATCGAACCTTGTGGGTAAAAAATGGGCGTTTGTTGGTGATTCAACAAGTGGATATACGGATGTATCATTTTCAGATGTAATAGCTGCCCAAACAGGTTGTACTAGGAGAAATCTTTCTGCGTCTGGATGGAGGATGATGCGTATATCTGGGCTAACAAATTGTTTGCTTGACAAGTTGACACAATTAGACGGAACAGAAGATTACATAACTATTCTTGCGGGGTACAATGACCGTGGAACAGATGAAACAAATGGGTTTGTTGCGGGAACTCAATTTTCTAGTGGGGCAACTTTAAACGTAGACGAATCTACCTTTTGGGGAGCATACAATAAAGCGATGTTGACTATTTTCGGGAGATGCCCGAATGCTAGAATTGGTGTTATGACAATATTACCAAATGGGACTGACCGTAGCTCACAGGTAAGTCTTGATGTAAATGCGATTATAAAGGCGTGTGCCGCTTATTTTACTGTTCCTGTTCTTGATCTGTATAACGAGGTTCAGCTTCCGGTGCAACTAGCAGCAATTAATACAGCATACACACTAAACGACAGGTTACACCCAAATGATGCAGGACATGCTATTATAGCAAGGAAAATCAGACCATTTTTGGAGTCACTATAATACGACTAAGACCGATTAGGCGTACGATCATGAAGCACCTTAAACTGAATAATTACCAATGATTCATCAAAAAGCCATCCTGGAAGCAGGGTGGTTTTTATATTAGAAAGGAGCCTATTTATATGTTAGACATAAATAATTACTCTCCACAAACGGGGAGAAAACTCAGGGAAGACAACACAAACTTTAACGAGGCTGATTTTTGGGCAGGCGCAAGTGGACATGATGGGTCAAAATTCATAAGTGACACAACAGCAACCACCCCAGCAGAAGGACTTGTGTTCACCGTAGTCCAAGTGATTGAGGATGCTGTCTTTATTACCCTAACAGGAAACATGTCAGGGTCTATTGCTGGAGTAACCTTTTCAGCAGGAACAGCTTTTTGCGGAAGATTCTCAGCGGTCACGTTGGCATCCGGTAAAGTTATAGCCTATCAAGGGGTGTAGGAGGACATGTTGCATGGGAACAGTCTCGATAGTTGTCTTAATAGGGGCAGCAGGTACAATTTTTGGGATTGTATTTGGCTATATTGGTTATACCCGAGGAACAAAAAAAGAGTGTAAAGATGACGGACGAACAAACGGCGCCATGATGTCAGACATTGGGTATATCAAGTCAGGGGTAGATGATCTCAAGCGGAAACAAGAAACCTCTGAGCAACGGCATTATGACCTAGTCGAGAGGGTTACACGAGTGGAAGCGTCTGCGGATCAGGCGCACAAAAGAATTACTGAAATTAAAGGAGGTACATAAATCATGAAAGACTTTATCTTTACAAATTGGGAGCTATGCGCTGCCATTGCATTCGGGTTCATCGCAATCCTAGTTTTGGTTTTAATGGGACGATGGGCGATTCTACGAGGAATCATATACAAACTCATGCTGACAGCAGAGATGTTATTCAACTCCGGAGAAGGCACAAAGCGTTTTGAGGCTGTCTTAAATGCTCTATATATTAAGTACCCTATTCTCATCCTATTACTATCCGAGAACAAGCTGAGAGCCACGATACAGGGCTATTTCAACAAAGCAAAAGATTGGGCTGACGATGGGACAATTAACGGATCCAATTAACGGGAGGTGATCCCAATATCTAACGCGGTGGCTAATGCTACCGCTTTTCTGTTTTTTTGGAGGAATTATTTATGAATTATGGATTAGGAGCTCTGTATTCTTCTGTTGATCAAAAAGATTACACAATTGCAAAATACTCTCCGGAGATGATTGATAAAAATAAACCAGTTCCAGAAGTGTCAGCAATATTCAGGCAGCTGCATATCGACAATCAGGAAAGTAGCTTATGTTGTTCGGCTTATACTATGGCCAACAGAGCGACTGTACGCTTATACCAACGAACAGGTGAATATGTTCTGATGTCACCAGCTGCTTTTTACACTGATAGACAGTACATGTCATATGTGGGCGAGGGCATGATGGGAAGGGACTCACAGCAAGGCGCAAGAAAATCAGGGTTCATCCGAAGAGATCTTTTCCCGTTGCCTCATGGGAGCTATAACCAGTGCCGTGATGTCTTTGGTCTAAAAGAGAAGCTGTATCGTGAACAGGCTGTCAACATGCGTACAGATGGCTTTGCGAACCTCAAAGATGTTTATGAGTTGGCTCAGTACATCCAGCAAGAGAAAATCGGGACTTGGATGGCATTTGATGTTTATAGCAATATAAACAATGCAGCACCCACAGGGATCATTGAACAGCCATCCGGTACAAAGCTTGGTGGACATGCAGTTTTTGCCCATGATGTGGTATATCGAAATGGGCAGCCCTATATTAAATTTCCTAACACATGGGACAAGACATGGGGAGATAAGGGATGGGGTTACTTGCCGGCTAATTTAATGAGAGAAGCTTGGGGCGATTTTGATAGGTCACCTATAGATGAATTAAGTCTGGCAACAGAGATCATCTTTTTCACAAAAGACATTGACCAATCTATGAATACAAAAGTCATTTGGACGGATTGTAAGACTCTTGATTTTCCGGATGGATCTGGCGCCATCGCTGATGACCGAGGCAAGATAACAATAACTAAAGGGAAAGCAATAACGTTTTTGGAAGAAAGATCAATGGTATGCATCAACCCTATCATATCTGCCATTGGATGGACTCTTGAATATTATGGCGATTACTTCATCATGACAAAAGGCAAAACAGAAGGTAAACTTCGCAAAGAACTTGGGCTTGGTTAGGAGGAATTATGGCAATCACAAAAGAACAAAAACTATCATTCATACAAAAGATTCTCTCCGGAGCCTATGCGACTTACCGTAAATATAAAGTTCTCCCTTCATTAACTCTTGCGCAAGGCTGTCTCGAAAGTGGTTATGGAACATCCGAGTTGGCGGTAAATGCGAATGATCTTTTTGGTATGAAGTGGTTTCCTGGTTGTGGGTTTGAACCATATTCTGTGGACACTCAAGAGTATATCGATGGGGAGTGGATCACAGTAAAAGCACCATTTATGCAATTCCACACAGTGACTCAGTGCATTGAAAAACACGGAGTGTTGATGACAAAACCCCGATATAAAAAAGTCATTGAAACAACCGACTGGAAAACAGCGACAGAAGAAGTCTGGAAGGCCGGATACGCGACAGATCCGACATATCCGTCAAAACTACAAAATGTTATCACTGCATTTAAGTTAGATGAGTATGACAGGAGGGCATTTACCATGGCTCAAATCAAAGATTACGACAAAATCCCCGATTGGCAGAAACCTTCGGTTGTCAAAATAGTCCAACTTGGATTAATGGTTGGTGATGGCAAAGGTCTTTTTAATGCTGATGAACCTTTTACAAGAGGTGAGTTTGCAGTTGTACTCGATAAAATTTACGAATCTTTCTTGAAGTGACCTTGCTGGTTCTCCTACAGCATGGCACAATTCGATGATATATACCCCGGTTGGCTATACGCTGACCGGGGCTTTTTTATTTGTCCTTTTTCTTGCACTTGGAGCATAAGAGCCGACCGTCTTCAGATACAAAATGTTTGAGTGATTTAACGGGACAGCGACAGAGTGAAGCAGAACTCTAGGCACATATCATTAAGGTTGTATATTGAAAATTATTTTATAGTCTTTCCCTTCGGTTAACTGCATGGACATTAAGTCATCAAATGTAGTCAAATGAATACATTTCTTACCCGATACCAATTCTTTGTTAACAGAATCAGACGCCTTAAACATTCTATTTAAATAACTTCCAGAATAATTCTCCATCAATTTATGAAGTTTATCAATAAAATCATCCCGATTTTCAATTTCAACTGCTAAGTCCAAGTCGCCTAGCAAATCTTTTTCCGTTGTATAATAACTCCCAAAGACAGCTATCTTTTTTATTGTATGAACCTGCGATTCAGTTGAATTTATCCTTATTGCTATTTCTGGAACAGATTTAATTATCGAATCAGCATATGCTCGCGTAACTCCATTCCCTTTTTTCATAGATTAATCACGTCCCAAAAATCATTTTCGTGTGCTATAATTATTCGTTTTCCATCTTTTCTCATGCTCATTGCCTTTTCAATCTTACGACCATAGCATGAATACGCCCAGTAAGGATTCCCTTCATCACCAATAATCAAGTAATCGGTAGATAGTGTGACAGAATCATGGTATTTACCACCATTCGCTTCGATTGTCTTTGCGATATCTGCTCTTTTTGTTTTACTAGATGCCCCTGTAAAACAGAACTGTTTGTTACATATCATTATTTCTGGATCCATGGCGCAGATTCCTGATGTTTTAACCTGTTCTTTTAGTTGAGATATCTCTTTCGAATGAACATTTGCAGACAAGCGGATGTCAAAAAATTGACTAAAAAATACTTTCAGCGTATTACGCTCATTTTCTGTGATGATTCCATCTTTGACGATATCTGATACAATGGAGCATAATTCATCATATGGGTATGTACTTTTCATTTCTTCATGATCCCATAACCAGGTTCGAAGCGCATATATTTCTGCATTACTAATCTCACCGTCGGCTAATATTCCGTGCAGCATACCCTGGATGTTTTGTATTCCTGATGTAATTAAGTCATAATATTCACCATCACCAAGGTTTTGTTTACAGCACCATATTATATCTTGGAGTTCATCATTGGAGATCACATCATCCTCCAATGCTATGTCTAATATCTCGAAAACTTCATCAAATGGACGCTTGTCTGATAATTTACGATAGAATTGACACCAATGTTTTATTTCATATAATTCTTCGGGATTAATGTTTTTATCAATATTAATACCTTCTAGAATACCTATTAATGAATTCATAGCTTTATCACGAATGGCAGGGCCGCAATACTTAGCAAAATCATTTGAATCAATTCTATCAATACACTTGATATCTGTATCATTCATACAAGTTTTATCCATATTCAACACCTCCACCCACGTTCTACCATAACAAATAAAGAATGTCAAGATATGACCGAGTATACATGCGAAATATTACAAAACAAATTACGCATATCATAAAACTTGTTCGATATACCGGACAACATCACTGTTGTACTTATGTGGGGTATTTTAAATTATGAGGGTCGAATTTTACATATTGAAGTATAGGCTCGCAGCAAATATGTCTTTGGACGACTTATCGGATAGATCTGGTGTTAGCAAATCAGTTATTAGCGATTTGGAAAAAAACGTTCAGAAAAACACGACACTTTTAACAATTCATTCTATCGCAAAAGCATTAAATAAAAAACCAGATGCATTGTATAAAATTATCTGGTAATTTGTCGATCCGTGTATTTTCTTGTCATATTTTCAAGTTTATGTTTTGTAAAATAAATTCAATTATGTTAACATATTTCTCGGGGGGAACAGATTCCATGTAATTCATGTGATCTCATTCCCCTATTTTTATATTGTTGGGGGTGAATAATGACGAACAAATATTCTTTTAATCTGAATTGGAATATGTTACAATAGAAAAGCAGTCACAACGAATGACTGCTTTTCTGAGAGAACACTATGATGCAATAATGTAAAAAATACAAAACTTCCGACATTATTGTAACATAGTATCTTTTTACGTGCAAGAAGTATACGTTAAATCGATTTTAATTTGCAGAAGGAGAAAGACTATGATTGCTATTGAAACGATAAACAATGATGGTGTTTTAAAAATCGAAACAAATAGGTTAGACCAAAAGATACAATCCGTAATTGTTGATAATAATTGTTATGGGTATTGCCTTTCAAAACTTAAAACAGCAATTGGATGCAATTATTTTCAAGTTGAATCCGAAATTAATGCAATGATTTTAACTATATCTGAGCAAATGTACATCCAAGGGATAAGGGATGGGGTTAGTTTTGTCACGCACATCAAGACGCTCGACCTAATATAATTAATATCTAATAGAAGTGTTTCATAAGTAATATATGGGACACTTTTATAGTTATCGCAACAAGTCTTGCCATGTGGTAAAACCATTTACGATAACAAATTTATTGCATCACCATTAAACATTATGACAGACTTAACCCGTTTATCATTTGTCAAATTAACCGATTGGATTACTTCTCTCAACAGTCCTTTACGTTGTCCATTGTTCAATGCGCTATACAGTTCATTAAAATCCTCTATTTCTGAGACTGTGTCAGAAATGCTATTCTGAATAATCATAAACATTGTTTGCTTTTTATTCTCTAAAATTTCTAATTGATGATACAGTTCATTTATACGATTTAAAAACGGGGCAGTATTAACCTCAGTCGATGATTCAAACAAACTTAAATATTTGTTAATAGTTGTCTTTGTCTTTTCAATTTCATTGGTAACAGTATCAATATCATTTATTTTAGAATCCTTTAACGGGTTATCATTTGCGATTTGAATATATTTTTTAGAGTCTATATATTCCGTTATGGCAGCTATCACAAAAGGCTCTACCTTATGTGCAGATATGTATATCCCTTTACAAACACCTTTACCCTTATCTTTATTGTTGCATCTATACATCCTAACAGGATATTTTGACACTTCTCCATTTTTAGTTTTATGCTTATTGACTGTATTTAAGGCAAACATATTAGCACCACAAAGTGGGCATACAACAAGCCCAGTCAATACAGAGTCATTGTCAGGAAATCTAACTACTTTTCTTAATTTACCCGCCTTTATCATTTGAGATGCTTTTTGGAAAACTTCCTCGCTTACTATTGGCTCGTGACATCCTTTTAAAATTTGAGCATTTTCAAGCTTTTTATATCCATGTGGATGCACTCCAGTTCTTACATACCCTGCATAGAAGTGATTTTGAATCATGTCCCTTATAGTTGTCCGTTGCCATAACCCACCAGGCTTTGTCCTAACACCTCTTGCATTTAAGTCCTCAGCTAAGGCCGTTAAACAGTTACCGCTACTATTTATATATGTGGTAAAAACATGTTGCACTATTTCAGCTTGTTCTGGAACGATAATAGCTTTTTTATTTTCATATTTATACCCATATGGGATCGATCCTTTACTGTGACCTTGTTTAAATCTTTCGTTCATCCCCATTTTTACATTATCAATGATTGTATTTCTTTCGAACTCAGCTATACTCCCAAGCATTTGTAAAAGCATTTTCCCCATTGGAGTTGATGTATCAAATTTTTCTGAATAGCTTTGAAATGATACTTTATATTTATTTAAAGTATCTACAATCGAAAGAAGATCCATTAAACTTCTGCTTAAACGTGATAACTTCCACACGAGTACAAGATCGAACGTATTTGTTCCTGCATCTTTTAGTAACTCACACAAAGCCGGACGATCTTTAATGTTTTTACCAGATATACCAGCATCCTGATATACTTTTATTACCGTATTTTGTGTCACTCTCGAATAATCTTTTAGCAATGACACTTGTGCAGCTATAGAGTATCCTTCTTGTGCTTGTTCGTTCGTTGACACCCTGACATATATGGCAATTCTCATTTTGTAACCTCTTGCCCTGACAAAATAAATTTTGCGTACTCAATAATTTTTCTTTTGTTATCTTCGTTTAAAGATATAAATATTTCATCCATTTCCTTTTTATTTACTGGGTATCTTTCATCGCTCATTCCAGTAATGTAATCTATAGACACATTAAATGCTGTACAGATTTTTCTTAATTCTGACAACCCCGGATTAACACGAACCCCTTGCTCGTATCTGCTAATGGATACATTAGATATTCCTGTCTTTATTGACATATCTTCTTGTGTCCATCCATTTTCTTCTCTTAACATTTTCAATCTATATGGAAACATTTTAATTATCCCCTTTTTATTTAATAACTTTATTATATGCGTATCATTTTAACATTTCAATAGAAATATACCGAATGGATAAAAATATTTTAATATAACGGTTGACAATTTCCGACAGGATGTATATAATTTAACCATACGGTAAATTGATACAGAAGGCGGTGAAACAATGGTAAGTTTTCAGGAGTTATCAAAACTAAAAGGCATCATGCGACAATACAACATAGTGTACCAAGATGTAGCAACAGCAACCGATAGGAGTACTTCGGGTATATGCAAAATACTCAATGGTGAAAATGACATTAAGCTTGATTTGCAAAAGAAAATATTGAATTATGTTAACGAAAAGTCAGGCCAAAAATTTTCGTTAAATGATATTTTTGGGTAAGTTCGTCGAATTTTTGTCCAAAACTTACCGAATGGATAAAAGGAGCGAATCCATATGGGAGAAAATCGGTTTATTGAAGTGTTAAGGTATTGGATCAAGGTGGCTAAAGAGAATAAAAGGAAGGAAAAAAGTACGAATGGATGAACTAATCACTTCAAACCAAATGACATCAATGCAGATTGCAGAGATAACCGGGAAACGACATGACAATATTATGAGAGATATCAAAGATGAAATTGAAAAACTTGAATTAGGTGGTATCTCTGGAGCCCTCAAATTTGAGGTGTCCTCATACAGCACAGAACAAAACAAAGAAATGCCTTGTTACCAACTCACTAAAGAAGGAGTCCTTCAATTAGCAGCTAGGTATGATGCAGTAATCAGGGCAAAGCTCATTGAACTAGCCATGAAGTCTGAATCAAAACCACAACAGATCAACAGCCAGTTCCTATTCCAGATAGCCGCACAACTCGAAGAAGCGGAGTGTGAAAACTCAGTTTTAAAACTTGAAACCAACATGAAGGACCAAGTCATCAAGGAATTGAAACCCAAAGCAGACTATACGGATTCTATCCTTAAAAACAAAGGTCTCGTTACTATTACTCAGATCGCTAAAGATTACGGCATGACCGGACAAGCTATGAATGATCTTCTTCACGAGTTTGGTATTCAGTATCGCCAGAGCGAACAATGGCTTCTTTATCAAAAATACCAGGACAAGGGTTATACCCATTCAGAGACAATCAATATCAAACGAAGTGGCGGACGTCCCGACATCACCATGAATACCAAGTGGACACAAAAAGGAAGACTTTTCATCTATGCATTACTGAAAAATAAGAAATCAATCATACCAGTTATTGAGCGTGAGTTAATAACATACTAACTCCCTAAATCAATTGTGCATTATTGACAAGTGAATACCCAAACCACCTATCGGCTTAAGTGACATGATGGTGATGGTAACGGGACAAGCCAAAACAAAAAGATTAAGGAGAACGGATATGAGCGATTTGGAGAAAGCAAGACAGGACATGTACAACTCTATTACATATAATCGCCCTGACGTTTTAGTGCGGTCTCAGATATTGGATAACTTGATCGTGGAGAACATGAAGCAACAGACCAGACCGTCCGAACTGTTGCGAAACGGGACGATTGATCGGAGGGTGTGAAGGTGAACGACAAGATTAAAGCAGCACAGGTCAATCTTAACGCCACTTTACAATGCGGAACTAAAAAGGACAAGTTGGCGGCATCGGAACGGCTTAGGCAGGCGATTAAGGAGTCCATGAGCGAATCGGTTGGGCGGTCGGTGGTGGTCGGGAAGAAGTGTAGCTAATAAAGGAGATTACCATGAAACAATTATTAATTGAAGTACAGTCGCGAATAGTTGTGGTTGAGACAAAGATTGAGGCGGCAAAAGAGTCTATCGTGGATTTGGAAGAAGAAATGTATGCGTTGTTATCTTTAGTCAGGATTTACGATAAACCAAGCAAGCCCAAAAGCATAAGAGCTCAATATATGGATGTAATCATTAAATTACTTGATAGTGATGCTATAAAACCATTCAGCATAAACGCCATATTTGATGTGGTTAAATCAGAACTTACATTCCCGGCAGATAGAAAAATTTTGAGCGGTATTCTTTCACAGGCGTCAGGTAGTGGACGTATTCGCCGAGTCGGATCAGGACAGTATTCAGCGATTGTAAGGCACATAGAGCAAACATATAACTAATCAATCTTAGGTGTATATACAAATGTTATTACAAACGTATATACGCAAGTAAAGGAATGGTGAATATGAAAGCAATACTTGAATTGAACATGCCGGATACATGCCGGAAGTGCGATCTTGTACATTACGGGGGTTGGTGCCCATCGCTCAAAAAACATGTGGCGTTGGATCTGAAATATGTTGATTGCCCTCTGAAACATGAGAAAGTAGCGAAGCTAATAAATCAATACGAGTTATTCGGAGGGTTTTACGGATGTCAATATGCAGGATGTGGAGAAAAGGTTGTTAAGAATAAGGACGTTCAAAGAATGGACAAATATTGTTCTGGATGCGGAGCCAGATTTGTGAAGGACGGTGACACAGAATGAAGATCCAGAAGAATTACCGGCTACCACAGGATGTAATTAATATGCTTGAGACAATGGCTGAGGCTGGCCAAAAGGATTTCACTGAATTGATTGAGCAATCGGTCAGGGCGGTATATGCAGAACACTTCCGGTCAGTCAATGGTCTGGAGTATAACAAACTCCTGGTACAACAGGTTGTTGGTACCGGAATCCGGCCAACAATGCGCGAACGGGGCGTTGTATAGACAAGCGTAAATCATGAACGGGTTATCAATCTTGTACGAAGGATGGTGAGTATGGAAAACGAATTGATTATTACTTCGATAAAAGAACTTTTGCAAACAATCATTGATTCTGCAAAAGGTTTACCACAATCAGAGTGTGATTCCCCAATACCATACGGAGATACAGGTTATACCCAAACCTTTAGGTCAACCGTTGATTTTCAAAAAGGGAAATCTCTGTGTGCAAGAGTTGTGATGGAGTTTATAGATGCTTGTTTAGATGATATGAATAAAATCTGAATAAGTAGAATCAATCTTAGTGGAAACATATGGAGGATATTAGATGGCTAAATTTATGTTTGAAGTCGATGACTGTTGGCTAGAGGATGGGACGCTCCATTGTAATTATTGCCCCTGTGAGGACGGAGCTGATTGTTGTAAATTGCAAAACGAGGGTGGCGGAACACCAATACAGTTTGATACTTTTTCGGAACAAATGACAAATTGTCCATTAGTAAAGCTGTAATTGATCTTTTGTGAAAGGAGTTTCAATGAAAGAAATTAGATTTAGAGCATGGGACAAAACTGCAAAGTACATGTTTAAAATATTCGACAATACTACTGGTGAAGAATGGTTCTTGCCGCAAGTAAAAGATAAATTTGAGGTCATGCAATACACTGGATTAAAAGACAGAAACGGCAAGGAAATCTATGAGGGTGACATATTCCGCATAACTAACCCGAATTCGCTTTACATTGTAACCTGGGATGAAGCCAACGGAAGATTTTTAGGGGTTGCGGTTGGAGGAGTAGAAAGAAGAATTGCATACGTTGGCATGGTTGACAGAAACGACAAACCAGCTATTGAAGTCATCGGAAACATTTATGAGAATGTGGAGTTGATATCTATCGACTAATAAAGAATAATGCGAAAGATTGGAGGACAAGCCTAATGAAACGACTTCATTTTTTAACACTTATCGCAGCAATAATTTACATCCTGACCAACTTCATTCAAATAATCAGTCCTGATGTAGACTTTAAAATCATCATCATCATGCACTTGCTTAATATAATTTGGTTCTCAATCCAAACGGTTGAGACAGACCGAAACCTCGCACTTGAAAAACTTTGGAACTGGAAGATTGCATGTAGACGAAGGGATCGACAGGAAAGGAGGGCAGAACGGAAAAGAATAAAGAAAATGCTAACCGGATGGAAATAAAAAGAGCCTGACACGAATCAGGCCAAAATGTAAATCTTCAAGACCAGAATAACAGAGCAGAAGGAGAAAATCAATATGAAAAGCATGAGAGGGAATGTAACCATTGACATCAATTCCTATAACGCTATCCTTGAAGAACTCAACGAATGCAAGACATCATTAAATAAACTTATCGAGAAAACCAATAATGTCAAGTTTTTCGATATCCACTTAGGCTATAGCAATAAATATAATTTGGTGCTGACCGATCTCGGGAGAACCGTCTTGAATGAATTTATGGAAGGGTTCCCAAATTTAAAAGAAAGCAACCCAAAAACAAGGGATTTGATTTGGGACTTTGCAAAGGAGGAAGTTTAATGAGTGAATTAAAATACATAATTGATGAAGCCATTGAACAGTTAGAGGATAGCGGAACATTCATTATTGATTCAGACTCCAAGGCGGAGTGGGCAATCAAGAAAATCCAGATTGAACGTCTCGAGTGTGCCAGGATGGAAAGTGTATGCAAGACTATGATTATGGATTACGAAAGACAAATACAAAAGTCAAAGGAACAACTTGACACCAACACAAGTTTTCTTCTTTTCCACCTTCAACGGTACATGAACACCGTCAAACCAAAGGAATCAAAGACCGCACTGTCTTATAAATTGCCATGTGACTTGCTTGGGTTCTGGTTTGGAGATGATTTCTTGGAGCTTGGTCATGTCGGAAAAATATCCACGAAAACCATTTTTGGCGAAACCACCTTTTCTAATTTCACACTGGTCTATTTCTTTTCCCGACAAATTAGTCATTGCTCCTGTAGTGACATTATACCGTTTCCCCTCATATTCATTTGGATCGTTCCGGATCAGGTCAATTAAGGTTGATGCATAGATTG